CGATACTATTCGCTCACCCTGCGTCGGCGGGACACGGCCTCAACCTCGCGGACGGCGGCAACATCCTCGCCTTCTTCGGGGTCAACTGGAACTTAGAAGAGCACATGCAGATTATCGAGCGCATCGGCCCCATGCGGCAGAAGCAGGCGGGGCACGACCGCCCAGTGCTGATATACCCCATATTGGTGCGCGACACGGTGGACGATGTGGTCATGGAGCGCCTGTCAAGTAAGCGCAGCGTCCAAGAGGTGCTGTTAGAGGCAATGAAACGAAGGAAAAAGAAATGAGCAAGAGCTTTATATGTAGCACCTGCGGCGTTGAACACGACACGCTGACGAAGACGATGGAATGCTTCCACTCGCACGAGGAGACGCCCAAAGAGGCGGCCAAGATGCCTGAGCCAAAGGCCGCCGAGCTGCTGGGCCGCGCTGCGGCGCACATGCACGACCGATCCGCGACCTATGACGAGCCAGAGGGCGAACGGTCGATGGGCAAGATCGTGACGGCCTTCAACGCCATTACAGGCCGCGACCTGACCGAGAGCGAGGGCTGGATGTTCATGCAGCAGGTCAAGCTGGTGCGCCTGTTTACGCGCAGTGAGTATCACGCCGACAGCGCCGAGGATAACATAGCCTATGCCGCGTTGCTGGCCGAAGCGAAGGGAGACGGACGTTGATACCGCAAATTAACCCAGTCGTATCCATACCCAAGAAGATGCGGCAGTCGCTCACGTTGTTCTGCGCCAAACACGTTCTTACGCCTGAAGCGCCTGTGACGCGTGAGGATGTAGTTGCGTTTCTCAAAAAGACTGGCCACCCAAACGCGGACAGCACCTTCGAGGATCGCTTCCTACTCCCCCGCTAACAAGCGAAGCAATTCTGGGGTGAGCACGCCGAACTTGGCACCAGACTGCATGTACTTACTCGTGCCACCGCGCTCGGTGTTGTAGACCTTCGGCGTCTTGCCTTGGCGCAGCGCCTTTTCACGCATCGCGGCCTCTTCATCCATCTTTAGTTCTTTACCGAAGTCAGTGAAGTCGGCGTACTGGCCCCGAAACTCACGCGGGTCGCCAATCTGGTAAATCTTACTGAGGTTAGGCAACAACTGCGCGACGTTTATGTCGTCGGCCAGAACGCCAACCCCTCGGCCCGGAACGCCTCTGGAATAGGTGCGGTGCCCTGTCGAAGTCACAACGTCGGCAGTCGGGTCGATCTCGCCCACGTTCTGCAAGAAGAAAGACGGTTTATTGAGCTGCGTCTGATCCGCAATCATGGCGCGGGTCATGGGCAGCGTCAGACCGCCACCTTCTTCGCCGAAGGTGTTGCTCATTTCAAGTTGGAGTTTCTTGCGTTTGTCACCGAGCAGGTCGGCAAACTGGCGATACCCTTCTGGGTCGCTAATCCCTGCGAAGTCGGGGATGTATTTCCCAATCAAGCGGTTCATGTCCGCTTTGTCGCGTTTGCCGAGTGCGGCGTCGGCGTAGGACATCATGGTCTCACCGGTCATGGTGGCGAAGTCAGAACCCTCCCCACCCATGCGGAACGGCAGATAGAGTGGCTTCTCGCCGGTCTCCTCGTAAAGCTGCCGCGCTAAGTTCATGATGTTGGACACAGGTGCTGCTTCAGAGGCCCAGACAAGGCCACCTGTGGTGGGCGAGAACATGAAGTCTTGGCCGCCCTGTAGGTCTACTGGCAGGTTCAGGTCTTGGTCGCCGATGCCAGTTATGCGGTCGCCCGCTGCCGATCTGTCGGACATGGAGATGATGAACGGACGCCCTTCATAGTCCCCAAGAGACACCTTATCCGGTGCCGCTGCAACGCTAAACCGCTCCTTTTTAACTGGCGATGCCTGAAGCCTTGGGAGGTCTTTCGTCTTGCGCAGCCCGTACAAATCGGGGTTTATGTCGGCAAACGCCTTTGCGGGGGCGGGTGCCTTCGTCGCTGTCTTTGTCGCGGCCTTCGTCGCCTTCTTCGTCGCGGCTTTAGTCGCGGCGTCTACACCCGCCTTCGTCGCGGCTTTACCTGTGCCGCCAAGTTGGGGAACCGCACCAGCCACCGCGAACGGGACCATCGCGGCAAGTTTCTTCGCGCCGCTTTCGTTGCCGCGTGCCCGTTCAGTCGCCGCCTGTTTGAAAACACGGAATGGTTCGGCTAACGGGTCGATGTACCCAGCTTTGAGCAACCGAAGAGTTTCCGTAATGGGTGCGGCGCGGATGAGCTTGCCCTCTTTGCGCAGCCAGTCCCCCGCGTCTTGCGCGCTTTCGCTGATGTCTTCCATGACGCTCTTGGGTGTGGACTTCGTCACATAATCATAAGCAGCACCGCCGAGCGTAGCCGCCGCCGAGTTGCGTGGGTTTACGAAAAACATGTCCCCAAGCGTGCTCAGGTAATCACCAGCGGAAGGTTTCTTCGCCTGAGCTGCCTTCTTGCGTACTGCAAGGGGTTTCGATGAAGGAATAGGCGTGACTTCCCACTGACCCGTCTCGTCGTTGTAGAACGAAAACTCAAGCTCAATTCCGTCACCAGTCATCGTAAACCCCTCTTAGCGGCGTGTGCCGTAGTGCCGTGCCATATCGGCGATGCACGCCTTGCCGCCTGTCTTGAACGCTGGAACGCGGCCACCACGGCGCATGCCGAGGGCCGGATCGCTGCGGTCCAATAGGGCTGATGTATCAATATCAGCCGGTTCGCCGGTATCTACGTAGAAGAGACGGTCGCCGCGTAGCTCCATCTGACGGCCTGTACGCGGATCGGTTATCGTACCTTTTAGCGGCACCTCCTCTGTCTCCGCCGCCGCTTCTGCCTGTGCGGCTGCTGCCTTTTCAGCGGCGGCCTTTTCAGCGGCAGCCCTTTCAGCGCGGGTAGCGACCACAGGGTCGTCTCGCCCTTCAGGCATGAGGATTGGCATAAGCGTAGGTGCCACTAAACGGTCGGGCACGTACTTGTATTTGCCGGTGAGGTCCGCGAGAGTTGCGGCGGATTTCATAAGTTCGGGACGCTCAAAAAATAAGTTCGACAACATTTTCTGACCAGAGCGCGAACCAAGTGCGCCGAGGACAGCAAGTGGGGTCAGCGTTGTTGCTGCGCCGTAGACAGCATCCTCACTGAGGTCGCCAAAGCCGCTTTCTGCGTCGTACCCAAGACCACCGCCGGTTATGCCGCCAAGGCCAGCCGCAGCTAACCCAGTCAGGGCCAAACGACGGGCGCTGCCGCTGTCTGGCACATCCGATGGGATGACGTTCTGCGCCAGTCGGGATAGTGACCGCAACGGCACATCTCCGGGATACCTCTTTCCGCTTTGACGCACGGCTTGCGTGAGATTGCCCGGAGAAAATACGCCCGCACCAAGGCCCGTTGGGTCCGTCTCCGCCCTCTCTACAGCGTTTTCCAATATCTTCTTGCCGCGATACATCGTGTCCGCTTCACGGAGGAGAGGCACGAGGGTGGGGTCTTGCCGCTCTACCATTTCGCGCAAGGCATCGCTGACACCGCCGAGGGCGTCCCTGTAGTCCTGCTCAAAACCCGTCCGCGCCTTCGCGCCTTTGTATCCGCTAATCGCGCGTTGGGCTTCTTTATAGGCTTCGCCCGGCACAATAAGAGACCGCCCGATGGGTGTGTCCGTTATGCTGTTCTTAATCGCAACGTCAAAATCTTTCCCAAAAGCCTCTGTCAATTTAGCGCGATTGGCGAGGGCGTCGGCCATCGCCTGCGTGTATTCGGTGTCGCTTAGATCGAAGGTTTTGCCCGCGAGGGCTTTGTCGTAAGCCTGCCCTGATTTGGTTGTTAACGCTTGCACGCCTACGTCACCGTAGCCGACTGGCGCACCACCAACTTCACGGAACGCGGCTCGGTTAAGGTCGAGAACACTTTCGCCGCGTCGTGCGTTAATTATGTCCCCAATTCCGGGGATGGAGGTGGCCGCGTCTTCGATTGTCTTTGGAAAGCCGCCATATTGTTGACCGATAGTGAGGTCTTCTATGCCGTAGTCATCCATCAGCTTTTGGGCTACGGGCGACCGGCTCGATCCACCCAAGATGAAATTACCAGCGCCACCAAAGCCCCGCCCAAGGAGGTTACCCCCAGCGGCGGATACCGCGCCTGTGCCAGCATCGCCTTCAACCGCGCCACCATAGGTTATGCCCTGAATGACGTCGCCCGTCATGTCACCCGCAAAGTCGCGTGCGTAATCGGCAATCTTGCCGCCGCCCTCGACATACTTTTGCAGTTCAGGTGCCTGATTGAGCAGCTTAGACAAACCAAAGTTGCCCACGTTCCGCAAAGCCGCGTTGCCGCCAATCGATCCGAGGATGTCACCAGCCAAAGCCGCATTGGGGTTCATCTCGCGGAGAGCCGCCATCTCAGGGAGCGCAGCGTCGAGGAGGTTCAAGCCCAAGCCAGAAACGCCCGTCGCAACAGCGGTACCAAATGGGTTCATTACAGCCGTGCCTGCGGCACGCTCTAACATGTTGCGCTTATCTTCTCCGGTTACCGGAGGTATCGCGACATTCACGGGCAGTTTAGGGTCGTTGTATTGCTTGAGGAACTCGATAGTGTTCGGATCGTCCTCGTAAGGCTTGTCCCGACCAAAGCCGTACTTCGCGTCGAGAGCGCGACGGAAGTTAGAGTAAGCCTTCAAGCCTACGGAGCCGCGAGGGTTTTTAGCGAACCACTCGTTCATCTCCTGCTGCATTTCTGGCGGGATGGGTATGCTTGTCTTATCCCCGCCGAACTCAGCAGCCTCCATGCCGATTGGCGCGGCGAAGGCGGCGTTGCTAGGAAGCGCGGTAGTGGTATCTGCCTGCTCCGCAGCGGCTGCCTGCGTCGCGGTGTCTGCCTGCGTTGCTGGTGCCTCAGCGGGCATACCTATGGCGGCGCGGTCTTCTTCGGGCAACGCGAAGAATTGCTGCATAACCACATCTTTTGGCTGTTCCCACTGGATCGGGGGTAGGCCCATTTGCGCCACACGCGCGTCGATACGCCCGATAAGGTTGTACAACTTACCGAGAAATTCGTAGTCGTTGTCCCACGTGCTGGGCTGGTTTGCTTTTACAAAACGCCTAGCATCTGCGTCGGTTTCAGTACCAGTGCCCGGCACCCTGAAGAGGGAGAGACCGAGGCCCGAAAGACCGTCAGACTTCGTGTTTATGGCCTTCTTCTTCGACGACGGAAAGTACTCCAGCGTGGACTTGATAAGACCCTGCCCAGACAACTCGTTGTTAAAATTCCGCATCAAAAAGTTGATAGAATTTCGAGCGGCGGTTATGTTGGAGAGTAGAACTTGTTCTTCTTTCCGTTCGGCCAACGTCTTTCGTGGGCCTTCCCTCGCCAGCCGTTCCGCCTCAGTGTTATCAAGGCGCATTTTACGGATGTCTTCGCGCATCTTTTCCGCTTCAAGCGGCGTGAGCGCGCGTGTGCGATCCGCTGAGGCCCCTGACGACGCTGCGGATGCTTGTTTTTGACTTACCTCAGCAGCAGCGGCTGCGGGGGCTACATTGCCTTCGGCCTCCGCGACAGCGGCTTTTCCAGCAGCTTCGCGCTGCTTCGGTGTCGTTTTTGACGGGCCTCCGAAATCGGCGGGATTGATCGTTGCTTGCATTTAATTGGTCCCTTTGCCTAAGCGGGATAGCCCGCGCCGATAAGCGGCGATGAACTGAGTTTCGTATCTTGGATAGTAATCTACCAAAACTTTCAAATTAGCTTCAGTAGGCTCTGCTTCTAATTTGGCATACGCCGCCGCCTCATCCGCAGAGGTGTTAAACACGTTGTTATACGCTGCACCGATAGGTTTGTTAGTGGCACGGTCAACAAGTACGCCATTAACTTCTATGCCTATAGGCGGTTTTGGTTGGTTAATCCGTGCCATAGCAGTCGCCGTCGCCAAGTTTTGCTTGGCAAGGCCCATTTGCGCGGCAAGCCGGTTTGACTGCAACTGCTCAAGCGCCTCTTGACGGCTGATTTCGCCCTGACGCTGGGCCTTCTGCTGCGCCGCCAAGACGGGAGTGATGTTCTCCAAGATGCCGCCAAAGCCACGGCGCGTCGTCGGCGCGGCTAATGCCGCCGACAACTGGAACATACGCTCGCTGAACGAGGGGGCGTAGCGTTTCTCCGCAATCGCTCGCTCTAACGCATCGTAGCGGGTCTTTTGTTCCGCCGCGAGCTTTTCGTACGCAGTCTGGGCCTTCTGGACGTTGGGATCGCTGTACACCGACAGACCACCAACCGTCGCATCAGCGGCGTCTGCGGTGTCTGAGGGTAGAGCGCCCATCGTGCCATCGTCCAATTTTTCGTCCATCGTAACTTCCTCTACGTCGGATGCCTCCGGCGGCAAGCCTAATTCTTCTCGCATTTTGCGAAGGTGGTCTATCTGCCACTGCGCGAAGGGCGGATTTTCCACGATCACTTACCCTTCAAGGCACCAACAACGCCCGCCGCAGCGGTTAGCGCGCTACCGATGTCCTTTGCAGTCGATGAGTACTGCGGTTGGACGCCCGACGGCGATATACCATATTCTGTCGTTGCGCTCGGAACGCCGGAGGCGACACCCTTGAAGGTGTTTATCATGTTGTTGATTTGCTCTTGCGGATAACCTTGCTGACGCAGGAAGTCGCCGTAGGCAATATCGAGGTTCTTCTGGCCCTGTTGCTGTTGCAATGCGCCGACGTTGCCCAGCGCACCCGCGCCAGCGAGGCCAAGTTCTTGCGCCTTTGCGCCGAGGCCCGACAGAGCGCCGGAGGCGGCGAGCTGCTGTTCCTGCTGCGTCTGCGCCAAGCCACCAGCCGTGTTTGCGAGGGTGCCGAAGCGCGACAGGTCGGTGCCCGCAAGCCCTGCGGCCTCGGTGTAGCCAGACTGGAGTGCCTTCGCCTGTTGGGCGAGGATGTCGGCGCTGACGTCGCGAACGGCGCGTGATGTGTCGGTCATCATGCCCGAAGGCGTGCCGCCCAAACCACCACGGCCACCGAAGCCGAGCTGACCGGCCTTAATGTAGCGGCCCTCGATCTCAGGCATGATGTTTTCGGTGAGGTTGCGTGTGCCCAACTCGGCGATGCGATTGGTGACGGCCTCATTGTACGGGTTCATGTACTGGCCGATGTTCGACACGGATGTCTGACCCGCCTGCGTCAGAAACGGCTGCGCGGTGTTAAGAGCGCCCGGTGCGTTTGCGGCAGCCTGTGCGACGTCTGTGGCCTGTCCGAGGAGGGGCTGATACGCCGACGCAGCGGTGCCGGTCATGTCGAACGCCTGTTGCTGCGTTGGTGTGAAGCCCGCAACGCGCGGCATTGGCGCTGTCTCGTATGGGCGATTGGCTATGGCCTGCTGCCCAGACAAGATGTCCATCGCATAGTTGGTGTACCACTCAGGCAGCACCTGCTGCTTGGTCATGTCCGTGAGGGCGGAGCCTTGTGGGATTGCGGCCCCTTCGGACATGAACGAGGAGACGTTACCGCCAGTCGTTGGAGCTACCCCAGTGCCCGTTGCAGTGAGACCACCACCTGTCGTTGGAGTTACCCCAGTGCCCGTTGCAGTGAGACCGCCGCCTGTTACGCGCCCCCTTGGATCGGCAGCCCCCTTCCCCGAAGGCAGAACGCCACCCCCAATGGGTGCCATCCCGTTGCCTTCGTCCGCCTTTATGTTGCTGGTGGCCGTGGGCATGGCAGGCGGCGGCGTACCGGGGGCAATCCGGCCCTCCCGCATATCTTCCAGATACTGACGCATGTCAGCTTCATATTTTTGCTCGGCTTCGAACTTCCGTTGCTCTTCGCCCCCTGTGGGGTCGAAATTCCGTTCGGCTTCCGTTAGGTAATTGCGCCCTACAGGAATTGATACCATTACGTAAGTCCTCCGGCCATATAATGCTCTGGCTTCTTGGCATTAGCACTAAAACGGCCCTTTGCCAACTTCTTGCCTTTGTGTTTGCGAACTTTAACTCGAAGCTCGTCCAGCTTCTTTGCGCCAGCCTTGCTCGATCCGTCACCCAGTAGGGCGACAGTCTCGGCGTCGATGACATATTCGCCGTCGGACAGCACCGCAGGAATGTCATCGCTGCGTCCAGTGCCGGGGCCATTGACTGCAAATTCAGCGCGGCCACCTTTAGCGAAACGCGTCGTGTCAGGGACGTACATCGACGGGCCTCTCGGCTCGTTTGGAATAGGTGTGGTGATTGGCGCAGGGTTAGCTGGCTGTGCCGAGTAGTCGAAGAAGTTAAGCTCAGGCCGTGTGCCGTAAGTCAACCAGTCTTGATCGCCCATCGGACGAGCGGTGCGACCCACACCGACAGCGCCGAGGCCGCCTGCGGCTGGCAACTTGGCCGAGAAGAGGGGGTTCAAGCCACGACCACCAGAGACGTAGGTGCCGGTTTGGCCTGTGCCACCTCCACCACCTACGGCTTTGCCAATGGCACCGGCAGCGGTAACGCCGAGGCCCAGTAAGTTGATTTTCTGAGCCAGTGTCATGTCCGCTAGAGCGGCTCCGAGGCCACCGCCCTTGCCGACGGAGTTCATGTACGTGTCTAGTTCCTCGTCCGTCATCTCCGCACGATCAGGGGCGTTACCCATTCCGTTTGCAGCGTTGGCGGCGGCAGCGGCGGCGGCAGAGGTAGCGAAATCGGCAGGCAACAGATTTGTGGGGGCGTCAACGACAATCGGGTTCTTTTCGGCCTCGATGTCTTCTGCTGTCTTTTCCGCTGGCGTTTGTTGCGCTGCGGCCAGCTCTCCCGAAAGCATTGCGTTTATGGGGATAGGAACTGCCGCTGCAAACGGTGATCCCGATGCAGACGCGAACCTGTCGCCACTGACAACGATGGTGTCGTCCACTGGCGTTTGTTGCTGCGCAAACTTCTCGGCGGGCGTCTTGTTCCCAGTGACGCCGCTCAGGCCGCCTTTTACGCCCTCGGACAACAGTGTGTTGCCTATGGCACTTCCAGCGCCTTGCAGTGCCTTCGAAAGGCCAGTGACAACAATCTGCTCACCCGCTTCAGCGGCGGCTTGCTTGCCCAATTCTCCGGCAGTCTTAGCCGCGACTGTGCCACCAACTTTACCCAACGCGCCGCTTATGGCCTCGTTAGCGCCAGAGCCTCCCATTATACCAGCGGTAGCGCCGCTGAGTAGAGCTTGCTTGAGAGGGTCTTTGCCAGCCATGACGCCGCCAATGCCGCCTGCGGCAGCCGCAGCGGCCATCTGCGCGGGTATGCTCATCCCCGCCGTTGCGATAGCGGCGGCAATCGGGAGAGCGAAGGAGGCTAAATCGCCCACAACGCCCATGCCTTCCCTTGCGTCGGACGGACCCGAAACCCAGCGCAAAGCCCCTACGGAGCCGTCTGGGTTGATAGTGCGCTCGCCTTGCTGGATGTCCCACGAGGCGTTTTTGCCTTTTGTGTCGCTCAGGTTCTGCGCGAATTTGACGGCCTCTAAAGCCGCCTCTGGGCCTTCACCGCTGAACAGGACATTGCCCTTACGGTCTGTGACGCGAATGGGACCGCCTTGATACGAAAAACGGTTCGACCCTTGGCCCGCGATGTCGTAGCCTGTGCCCTTCCCCAAGTTGTCCGTAGGAGCGGCCAAGAAGGTGCCTTGTGGCCGTGCATTTGCCGCAGCCCTTCGGGCCGCCCGCTGTTCAGGCGTCAGGGTTACATCGTCCATAACGGGTCCGCCATTGGCGTAGCGCGGTATGGCCGTTTGTAGATAGTTGCTGAAGCCGGGGATGTAGTTCATGAGCTTGTACCTTCGAGCATCGGATATACACGCATTCCCCACTCACGCCAATCCGAGAACTGGTATGGGTCGGGAATAATTTGCTGCGTAAATGGTGAGGCACGCAGTAGCCCTATAGCCCAGCCTTGCCACTCGGCCTCTGCGGGAGGCGTGCCGAATGACCACGCGTCGTTGACCGACAGTATAACCGAACTGGCCCAGTCTTGCCAAGTCATGCCGCGAGGGTCTATCATCCCAATACCGTCCCATCGCCCGGCTGGACGTGCGCAAGCACGAGGCCCATTTGATAGTTGCCGCCGAGGGTGTTGCTCTCGAAGCGGAAGCGCAGCTCGCGGCGCTGTGTCTTGAGGAAGACGACCTGCTCCTGCGGCGTCTGCGGGTCTTCAACAAACGTCATGATAATGCCGTTGACTTCAGGTGCACGGGCGTTCGCAC